TAGCAGTGTTGGAAGTATTTGAAGTTTCAGAAGCATTTGCAAACTCAGAAGTGCTAGATTGAATTGATGTTATAGCATATCCAGCGGTTGCTGCAAATCCAGCAAGAGTTCCTCTAAATGTTGTTGCACTTACAACACCAACGGAACCATAAATCGTTACTCCTGCGCCAACGTTTACATTGTCTGTGTTTCCATTCAGTGTAATGCTTCCTGTTCCAACTGTCAATATACCAGTTACCCTAGCACTACCATTAACAATCAGTGCGGTGGTAGCAGATCCAGCAATAACACTGTTGAAGGTGGAAATTCCTGTGGAATTAACATTACCAGATAGATTTCCAGTTACATTTCCAACTACATTTCCAGTTACAGAACCCTTAAATTCTGTTGCAGTTATAATTCCTGCTGCAAATCCTCCCTGCCCATTGCGAGAAACAATAGCATTATTTGTGTTTGCAGAGTCTGCATTTGAAGTTACTGTAAATGTAGCATTTCCAGTTTGATTTGCACTGAATGTTTGACTTCCAGATAAACCATTACCAGAAACTGCTAATGTAAGTGTTCCATTACCAATTGTTGGTGTGGAAGTAAAGTTATTATAATCTAAGTACCAAGCACCATCTTTATCATCAAGATAATCTACGTTTAACTCAGCAACTTTTGTGCTCGATGCAACTGATATTGGCGCAGTTCCTTGTGCCACATTAGATGTGAATCTCGTAGCAGTAACAATACCAGTAGAGAAGATGTTTCCAGAGGTTACAACGCCAACGGTTGAAATTCCACCATTGACATTTAATTGTGTAACACTGGCAATTCCACCTATTACATTTGTTGCAATTCCAGCAATCAATGCATAATTGGCAGTTGAAGCAGTTCCTGTAACAGTTCCTGTAAATGCCCCACTGAATGATGTTGCAGTAATAATTCCTGTGGAATTTACGTTTTCAACATCTAATTTTGTTAGGGTTCCAACAGAAGTTAGAGAAGAATTAACAATACCAGATCCAAGAGTATTAGATGATAATACATTAGTTCCATTGATCTTATAGGTTTTGCCAGAAGCAACATCTAGATTCTCACTAGATCTAAGAGATTGTGCAGTATTATTCCACAATAACGTCTTTTGATATCCTTCCGAACCGATTCCAATACCAGAACCATTTAATTGAGTATCTCCAACAGCAGTGGTTCCAATTCCAATAACCTGATCTGCAAAGTTAATAATAGTGGAACTTAAAATAGTCTGTTGACCATCTACAATTAAATCACCACGAATTCTAACTGATCCAGTGTCATCACCAACAGCAGCAGGGTCAATTGTCAATAAAGATGGACCTGAGATTGTAGTTCCATCAATATTAATACCAACACCAAAATCACCTGTTGATAGAATTGCTGCGGTTAAAATACCAGTTGTATTGACACTTGAATCAGCGTTTAATGCTGTTGCAACACCAGCAGATTGTGCAAATGTTGCGAATCCAGAAACTGGAACGTATCCAGTATTTCCCATCTGAATCCAACCATAACTAGTATATGCCTCATGAATTCCAGATTCTGAATTATATACAAAAGCACCAAGACTAGTTTGTCCAAGAGATACTCTTCCAGTATTATCGACTATCGGCGGAACAAATGAGTAGTATCCACTATGATTATTTGTAAATGTTGCAATACCACAGAAGGTTGTCGTTCCAATACCAACTTCAAGTCTATGAGTGTCAAGATTATAAAGGAAAGAACCTTCCGGAGTTCCGTCAGGAGTGTATTTGTCTACTCTTTGTCGAATAATATCAAGATCAGCATTATTTACTCTTGGTGGAAGAATAAAACTATTCATTGATGTGGAAGCAGTTCCCACATCTAGAACAGCTCTTGGGAAGAATGTGTTTATACCAACTCTCGAAAGATATTTTGTACTATCAAATGCTCCACCAAATTTAATTCCCAGATTTTCTCCACTGGCACCATTTCCCCAATTTCCATAGGTTGGAACTCCAACATAAGGAACAATTAAAAGTGACTGAGATACAAATCCAATTCCTCTATTTTCTACTTGAAGTGATCCATAATCTAAAAGAGGAACCCAAGAGGAGTATGGTTCACCATCTGGAATTATTCTTGGATCAGACAATAATTGAGGATTTTCTTCTCCACTAATTAAAACAGCATTATTGCTAACTACTTCTCTATCAAAAAACGCAGATCCATTAGCATATAAACTATAATCAGAGTTATTTGTTGTGCCAATACCAATTCTGCCTTGTAGATTTAAATCAACTGTAAAATTAGCAGTTGATCCTACAGAAAGATCGCCTCTTATATTAAAGTCATTGAAGGTGCTTATACCAGTTATGGTATCAAAGTTTTGTGTCTGTGGAATTGGGAAAGGACTTCCATCACCAAATGTAATTTGATTACCACCCTCACCAATAGTAATAATACCTACAACTACCTGATTACCACTAATATATGAACTTCCTTGTAAATGGAGTCCATACTCAGGGTCAGGTGTTTCTCTACCTATTGATACTCGACCATCATAAGTTACATTAAAAATATTGGCATTATCATATCTAACCTTAAATCCTTCGGTCTCTCCAATTCCCGTTCCAGCATGAAGAGTTACATTGACACCACCAGTATCATAATTTGTAAGTTTTAGAGTTTTTCCTTCGTAAGAAAAGACCGCGCTACTATTTCCTGCACCAACACTTTGACCAACACTTACATAAGAATCAAAATCATCGGATATAACTTCGATTGATGTTCCAGATGTATCTCTGATTTGTAAATTAGCAGAAGGAATTGTTGTTCCTAATCCGACATTTCCACTTGAAAGAACACTTATACTCTGCCCACCAGATCCAACGTACAATGAAGAATCATTTACAATGAGATCAGAATTTACAATAACGTCTGAGGAGAATGTAGAAATTCCACTAACTTCAAGACCACCATTTAAATCAATTTGAGTTGCTGTTACAAGTCCAACACTAATTCCTGGTGTATCTGTTAAACCTCTTGCAAGTGTTGCAATACCAGCAACTCCACCAACAAAATATCCTTTAAATTGTGATGCGGTTACAATTCCAGTTGGTTTATCAATATTTGTTGGCAATCTATCATTGTTTATAACTGGAAGATAACTGTTGGATATTGTTCCACTTTCAATGTTTGATGCGCTTATTTGTGTTATTCCTACACCAGATCCGACAAAAGAAGATGCTGTAATTATACCACTAACATTTACATCACCTGTGGAATTGAATCCTACTCCACTACCAGTATCTGGGTTTCCACCTACTTGGAAGAAATATTCAGGATTAGTTGTTGCAACACCAACAGGTCCAGCTGCATATATGCTTTCATATGCAAAAGTTGGATCAACATCAACCCATTGAGATGTAGGAAGATTTAGTAGTTTTCCACCATCACCATAATAAGTAACAACACCAGATCTCGAAGTTACAATTCCATTAGATATTGTTACATTTCCGTTTAAACCAATATCTAATTGAGTTGCTACCGTAGCAAATCCAACAATATGTAATTCTTGTGCTGTTACTAATCCAACTACCTTCGCCGTTCCCCTAACATCTAAAAGTTCAGTCGGAACTGTTGTGCCAATTCCAACTAAACTACCTCTTACAATAAAATCATCTGTGTCTACCTGGACACCATTTCTAAAATTAAATGACTTTCTGAAGTTAGACATCTGATCTTTTTAAACTATTTATTTTTTAATTCATCAATCTCATTTTTCAGTTCTTTGATTGCCTCAATTAAGAGTGGGACAATCTTTTCATATTGAACTGCTTTATAACCATTATCACGAGTAGTAACAATTTCAGGAAGAACTTTTTCAATTTCCTGAGCAATTACACCAACATCTCTACCAGTGTGTGAAGAACTAGAATTCCAATCAAATGTGTTTCCACTGATCGAAATCACTTTTTCAAGAGCATCTGGAATTGGTTTAATGTTATCTTTCAATCTCTCATCAGAAGAATAGAAAGCAGTAATATCGCCAGTAACTCTTAATTCAGAATCAATTGTAGTTAATTCGGATGATACTGTAATGACTCCAACATTATTATCAAAACCGTCTCTAACAGTAATTGAAGTTATACCACTAGTTGCAGTGTTTGCAATAATAAAGACAGAATCATCTCCACCACTACTGTAAATGTCTCCTGTGCTACTTTCGGTGGTGCCGAAACTAATTTGAGTAAATCTAGCAATTCCATCTACTACTATTCCACCTGCTGTCACAATTCCAGCAACAATTGCAGAATCGACGGAGAAAGATCCACCAATACTTACAGAACCAGAAATATTAGCAGCACCACCAACATTCAGATTCTTCTCAATTCCAACTCCACCTTCAACAACTATTGTGCCAGTGTCTTTGTTTGTAGATTGAGTGGTCCCAGTAACAGTTAGATTTCCAGAAATAATTTCCAGATCTGAGTTATTAATTTTAACTTCATTGTTGAAAGTTACTGGACCATCGAATTGGGATAGAATGGTTTTTGATTTTCCACCTTCAACTTTTAGTCTTTCTTTTACAACTGCTTCATCAAATACAACACTAAGTCTAGAAGGATCTTCACCAGTAACAGATGGAACTGGTGCATCGAAGGTTTTTTCTTCACCAGTAGCAGAAGTAACTCTCTTGTTTCCAATGTAGAAGTCACCACGGTTGTTCATACCAGTATAAACAACCGTTCCACAAGATCTTTCTTGTGATTGTCCTAAGAAATCTTCTCTCTCAGTCAGAGTTCTATTCTGAACCTGTGGAAGACCCGTTGAATAGTTACCAGGACCGAATCCAAGATATTCGAATGTGTGTCCAGAAGCACGAATAATCGATGGTCTTCTAAATTCGATTGGGATTGGTCTTATCTTTTTAATTAAAGATCCACTGAGGTGAGATGATTTAATCGTTCCAAAATATCCACGAGTTACTGTGATCTTATCACCAGCGGTTAAAGTTGCTTTTTTAACACGCATTATTTCATTATCAATTTGTATGTAACTTCCAATTGGTAATCTTTCAGTAATATATCCACCAGTAACAGAAACACTAAAAGTGCTAATACCAACAGTATCATCTTCAATATTTTGTGTTAATATTGCAGTTTGGTCATCAAATATACTGACCATTCTTGCACCAATATTTTCTGCACCAGCGTCTGATATTGCATCATTGGCAGAAAATGCTTTCTTATAAATTCTACCACTTACAGCAGATGTAGATAGATTTGTATTAGTTCTCGCAGTAAATGTGTTTATTCCAACTTTTGCCAGAACAGTAAAATCACCAAGATTATTATTGCTACTATCAACAACTCTAAATGAATTTCCTGCAACTAGTCCGTGAGGAGAAGTGCAACTAAATGTAGTGATTCCACTATTTGATGCATATGATGCTGTGTTTAAAACAACTGATGGACCTGCATTAAAGAGTTGCTGACCAGACACAATAAGTGGATCACCAGATGTTATTGCAACAGATACTTGTGTTGGAGAAGCAGTATTCAGAATTCTAAAATATCCACTTTGTGCTGTTCCAATACCAATCGATTGTATTACATTATTAACTGGCGAATTTATTTGATCCGAAGAAATTGTTACCTGTGCCTGTGATCCACCACTTCTACCTAAAACAACATCATCAGGATATAAAGTGGTAGCAACATAAGAAGATCCAGCAGCAACAACCGTTGCATAAGTAATTGAACCATTTTCTACGATTACTTTTGCAGTTGCACCATTCCAAGAAGATAATGTGCTGTTATTATATAATTTTACATTATGATATGTTTGAATTCCTGATGATGGAGAATATCCAGAACCAGCACTGGCAATTGTGAATGTAGAAATTCCAGACAATCCGTGTGGTCTATCTAAGGTTATAGTTCCAACACCAGATGTTGTGTCAAAATTATAAGATGATACTATTAAAGATGCACCAAAATCTCTTACTAAGGTATCGACAGACTCTCTGGTAATACTTCTCTTTAAATCATTTGTTACAACATCACCGATTGGATTTCTCTTTGAATAAGATTTTGCAGAAACTGGGTTATCATCATAATTATCACGATCTAACTGAGGATAAAGATCTACAACGTTTTGACTATGACCATAATCAGAAAATTCTTGTTCAGGTCTACTATCTGCTTTTAGGGCATAAATGTGATAGATACCATCTTGAACATTATTGATGTATGGAGAAATTGTTTCGTTTCTGTAAATATAGAAATTAGTTTTTAAATCATTTCTTTCAATTCTAGGTAACTGAGAATTTCTAATTGATGTATCATTTGTAAAAGTTCCAGGTAAGCGAGTAACTCCTCCAAAATCAACAGATGATACTGTAAATGTTTTATCATCAACAATTGATTTTACAGTAAATTTACCATTATATTGGTTTCCAGATGCAGAATCATCTATAATATCTTTTAAAATAACAAGATTTCCTTGAATTAAATCATGAGGAAGTTCTGTTACTACTGTAACATCATTTGTTATATTATTGTAAGAACAAGTACTTATAAATCTTGGATTTCTATTATATGAATAATCGGAATCAGTGAGATTTACTAGAGTAAAATCAGATTCTGACGGGAACTTAGAAGATGCGGTACTACTAGACTCTTGGAAAATAAATCCATCGTCAGGGTTTTTAGCATTAATTGCCTCTTTCGGTACAACTACCCTAATTTTATAAATTTTTTCATCCAAACTTCTAGTATCTTCTACTCTCTTGAAGAAAGAAACTTTGGTTTGCTCTTCACCTAATCCACCAGATTCTGCAATATCTTCAAGTGCTTGATAAATCTGATTATCTTGATTTACATGTATATACCAGTTAGCATTACTTTCATCATATTGAATAGGAGATCCAAGTTCACCAGAATCTCTATCAGAAACTCTACTTAAAACTTTTAATTGAGTTCCTAGATAGCATCTAATATATGTTCCGTTTTTAGCATTAGTTTCTGATGATGCTACTTGAATAGTATTATTAGATGTTTTAATGACATAATAAGTGCTGTGCTCTATCAGTCCTTCTGGTATATCACCAACATCTGAGATAATTTTTACTTTTTCACCAGTGATTAAATTATGATCGCCATTTGTAGTGAAATTAAAGTTATTTCCAGCATTAGGAGTTGTAGCAACTTCTAATTCCTTTTTACTGCTACTGGTTCCTCTCGAAACTCCATTAGTGATACTATCTACCATGTAGATATTTGCTTCACTTACACCATATCCAGAGATGGCATTAAAGTCTACATAAAGTTTATCATTGTGTCTTGCACCGACTCTATATCCCTGAATAATTGCAGGTGGTCTATCATCAAACGCACTATAACCAAAGAGATATAAATGACTCGAAATTCCAACAGAAGTTGTTAGTCCAGCGTCAATTGAAATCCAATCAATATTCTGCTCAACTGGTGCAATTGATCTTGGAGTTACGATTGAAGTAATATATGCGTGATCGTCCTTATCAAATGCATCATTACGGAATCCATCAGAAACTAGGGAAATTTGTCCAAAGTTTGAGTTAGAGTTTGTAATTGAAGCGTCACCACCACTTTCAGTATAGAAATGACGATTAAATCCAATTGCAAATACAGAAACAATCTGTAAGAATGCATCATTGGACATCTTCATATGAGTGGTTTCCCACCCTTGCCTATAAATGGCACCACTGTCTAAGTGATATACAAAATTAGAATTGGTTGATGATGAATAAGTAGATAAATCTACCCCATATTGTGGAGTTATTTCAATCCCATTATATGTTCTAGATGTTTCATCATACTTAACAAATGCTCTGTCATCTTTTTGTAGAGAAACACCTGTAAACTGAGCAACAACCATTGAACGGAATCCAGATGCTTTTGCACCATCTGCCCACATTCCATTCAATCCCCAGATAGATCTCAGAGAAACGTTGAAGATATATGGAGAAGAACCCTTAACAGTATCAGTTTCAACAGTAACTGTTGCATTTGTTAAAGGTGGAGTAGCAATCAGATTGGGAGGAACATAAGAAATTACATAAGTAAATGTTCTTGTATCAATAACAGTTTGAACTTTTGTAGATACGTTATAATTTGGTACATTTACTCCTTTAATTATAATAGGAGTATCAACCGTTAATCCATGATCAGCATTTGTTGTAACTGTAATGATTGAAGATGGAGATGCACCATCGCCTGATATAACACTAGAAATTGAAATAGGATCGTTTGCAAAGGAACCTACAATTTCCCACTCTGGTCTTTCTTTCGCAAATCCAAAAGGTTCTTCTGGGAATTTTTGATCAATGTCTCTTCCAGATCCAGTTCCAAATGCATTAGATAGTTTTGCATAATACATATCAAGATCTGTCAAAGCAAAATCGCTTGACAAATCAGTCGGGAGATTTACACCATCAACATACTCAAAACAAGTTAGTTTGTGGTGTGAGAATGTTGGTTTAGATCTTCTACCAATAGAAAAGTTTCTTGGATCAGTATAAACCAAATCACTTTCTTTTGCATCAAATAATGAGAACTGCCAGAAGAAGCAGTTACCAGTCAATCTAAAAATAGCACTACTTTTTACATCCGGATCAGTTGGGTTTGGAACATAAAGTGGACGTATTTTTGTCTTTCTTAACTCCAATCCAACGATTGAAGTTCCTCTTGGTATAACAACTCCACCGTAGACACTATTAAACTTATAGAGAATATTATTTTCTTGTGTAAGATCAAAGTTTGATTCTAAGTCTAATGCAAACTCCTCCTCAGCATTAGTCCTTAATCCATCACTTTGCCTATATGCTCTTGCTCCGCCTTCATCAACAATTCCATATCCAGGTCTATTATCAACTAAGTGCTCACCAGGATATACAAGAATAGTTGTTTGGTCATTCTTGTCATTATTAGTACCTCTCAAATAAGAAAATCTTGCAGATTCAATGAGAGCTCTTTGAATGGTTTTGAATGGTTTTGTTAGTGAATTTCCTTGATTCGTAATGCTATCAGTCGCATCAAGATCATTAGGATTAACGTAGAGTATTCTACCTTCTACGTTCTTGATAAGATTCTCAAGTTTGTTAAGAGGCATCGGAGTATATTGACCAAGATTATTTCTATGTTTTATTTAGTTGGTCAAATCTTCCTCATCAAATTCATAATATTCATCTTGGGGAAGATCTTCTGGATTTTCAAGATCTACATTGAATAATAATGGATGAACTTCTTCATCTATAAGATAAAAAGAACTCTTATATAAGTCTTCTGGTTCAAAACTTCTTTCGTTATTTGCAATTTCTATTATTTCAGAATCATTTTCTTGTTTTGGATCTAAATCATCGAAAGTAAATGGTATAGAATTAATAAAGTACATTAATACAATTTGTTCTCTATTATTATACCAACAATATCTCTTATCAATCTTATACATCAAGAGAAAAATTCTGGCGTGCT